TGACTGCTGACAACAGAATAGTTTTTGCAGACATGACCAAAACCCATTTAGAAAAAGGCGAATATGAAGCACAGAAATGTGTACAGGACATGGGCTCCTTCAAGATCCTAGCTAGTAGTTTGAGCGATGAGACTGGGATAGTATCGAACAGGAAATACACGTCAAGCGAGTCTAAGTTAAGAGACTTGGAATCAAAACTCAGCGGCGTGTCTAGAGAGAACGTAGTTATAAGCAGGTTTGAGGATTTGCTGGATGATTTTGAGCTCATTACACACAACCCTGTTTCGAATGAACTTGACAGAGAATTGGAGAACTCTCATCAATTGGTTAAAAATTTAAAAACCTTTGCAGATGATGATTTGGTAGACACTTGTTTTGAGTTCCTTGCGCAATCAATGGCGAGGAAGGACTATGCTTTCACAAAAAAATACAAACTGAAGCCAGATGATGATCTTGATCATGAGAAGATGACCTCAATGAACAACTCACATGTTGCTTCTCAGTTCTCACGCTACTGTTCTAAGTTCAAAAAGGGGGGGAGAAAATACAAGGAGAGTTTATCCTTCTACCACGATGCCTTAAAGACAGTCGAGACTAAAGCTTGGCTACCTTTCCCTTACCTAAAGCCTTCTGTCGAATCATTCGAATCACCATACCACGAGCTTGATACTTACAGTCTCCCTGGTTGGCTAAATGTTCTATCTGGTCTATCAGAAAAAGATGAGAATGAAATAAGACTGGAAGATGGTAAGTGGCTCAAGGCTATCGTTGTTAAGGAGAGAACAGGAGCTAGAACTAAATCTATTAGATTATTGAGCAATTTCCCCTTGCTAGATGTGTTTACTAGAGAAAAACGAGAAGGACACAAAACGTGCAAGACGTATGAAGAATTAGAAAGGAAGTTTTCTAGAGTTTTACAATGGTCTTCTTCTACTCCAGAGCCATATCTGAACAGAGAGGAGGTCAGGCAACACGTTGAAGACTTAACAAATGACTGTGAAACGAATGAAATGATAAAGGCGTTTTTGGCAGGCTCTCTGTCTGAATCAACAAACACCAACTTAATGTCATACTACTCATGTGTGCACCAAATTTGCGTTTGCATAAGCAAGTCTTACAAGAAACTAGCATTCACCAAGGGTGGCTCATCGAAAGTCGAGATCAAGAAAGGCATGTACGAGGTCTCATTGTCAATTGAAAACGTAAAAGGGAGAAAGGGTGTTGTTCTGAGTTTGATTAATCAAGGAATAACCAGCTCTAATGACACCACCTTTTGGACCATAGGAGATTACAACGACACACCTGAATTTTGTGTAATGCACAGTGGGAATCCTCTAGATGCATTTACCATGACTGTTCCAGATATGAACTGGTACTTGCTCTTGTGGTATAAATCCCTCAGCATGAGCGTTTACTCCATGGGTTACCAGCTGTCTCAACAAGGCACAATATCCTACAAGTTGGAGAGAACAAGAAACAAGATGACAACGTTATGGCTTATGTCTCTTAATGACCCAAACTTCTCCCAGTCATCTGAAAAAATACGATACTGCTTTGTCAATGCTACAGGAATATCCAACGGGTGCTTGTCCATCTTCGAGGATTTAATGTTGAACGAATCTGGGGAATTTGTGGGTTATGAAGAGGGAAACCTAAAGATCGAAGATTGGAAGATGTATAAGCCCAGGTCGAATTTGGAGCTACTTTACATGAACAGAATGTGCAAAATGACATCCATGATAGAATACACTTCAGTAATAGGAAAGCTGTCATCACTAAAAGTATTCAATGAAACAACGCCTGACCCTGACTCTGTACACAGAAAGGCTGTGAAGTTTTGGAAGGTTGTATTCCCTGGCGAATCAATATTCACTTCTGAAGATGGTAACGTGTACAACA